GTTTTTGTCGTTTCTTGCCCCGTAAACTATTGGCTGTTTTGTCTGTATCATAATTAATAAGTTATCATTAAAATTCCCGTGCTTGTTCTGTAAAATTGCCCTGAAACTAAGCCTCCTGCAAGTGCTGCTGTGTTATCTGCATAAGTTGGCATAGTTAATAATTGGAAATATCCATTTTCGTCAACTTCAACTCTTTTAGTTTCAATTTGCATATTTGTTCCAGAAGTTGTTTTTTGACCTGTATATACATTCCATCGGCTTTTTCCTGTTCCTTTTCCTGTTCCTGCAACTTCACTTTTTACTCCTCCATCAAGATTTTCAGCACCAACTGCATAATTGGTTTCTTTCATCAATCCGGTGGTTGCTTTTGATAAATAAACATTCCCATTAGCAGCTACAAATACATACAAATCTGCCGATCTGTCAATATTAGGAGAAACTTCTAAAAAAGAACCCGTAGAATTGGTTTGTTTGATAACTCCAAATCCATATGTACTAAGATAAATTGAGTTAGAAACTTGAGAAACAGCTATTCCTGTTGGATATGGATATGCCGTTAGTAAATAAGGGACAAAACTTCCTGTTTCATTTGTTTGTTTATACACGCATTGGCTACTACCATTAATTGTATAAACATTATTATCAAAAGAAACAGCTATATCTATCACTTGTGGCGAAGTAATGCCCATTGCGGTAAAAGCACCCGCACCTGTTTTCTTGTACACATCGCCATTTGATACTAATACATATAAATTACCGCTTGGCGAACTTGTAATTTTTATGTAATTTCTTGAAACTTCTCCAATACCAATAAAATCACCTGTACCACCTGTTTGTTTGTAAATATCTCCCGTACCGCATACCGCATAAATATCACTTCCCAAAGTAGTCATATCTTGCCAATTCCTATAAGTTTGTCCTAAATCAGCTATGTCTCCAGCGCCTCCAATTTGCTTGTATATTTTATTGTTTCCTGTGAAATATAAATCTCCATTTGAAGCAGAAGTTCCTCCTTTATAATTTACACCATTATTTATAAAAGCAAAACCACTTGATGGAACAAAGTTGATTGCCCTTCCTGCCGAAACTCTCAAATCACGACCTTTTGTAGTGTTATCTGAATCTTCTATACCGATATCTTTATTCGAGTCATAGCTCAATGTTATACTTTTCAACGGCGTGTTTGTTACGCCAATTCCAAAAAAAGTACCAGTGTCCAATAATCTCGACAACCCCATTGTATTTGCTGTCAAAAACTTTGGCAAGTAACTTGCGATCCCGCCCGTTGGATTAGCCATTTTTCCTGCTAAATCAGCATTATCTGCAACCGTGTAACTTTTATCTTGAAAAGTCCAAGTTCTTGAAGCCGTTGCTGCGTTTGAAATAAAAGAAGTAAACGTGTTAGCTGCATTTCGAAGCCCAAACATTCCAGAAAGAAAAGTTTTCAAGCCTGAAACTATTTGAGTTGAAGCTAATACCATATCGCCACCGCCTCCCGCGCTAACAGTAATATCACCACTTCCTAATAAAGATGTTCCGTTTACTGTTTTAATATTTGTCCCTGATATTAAAGAATCCTGTTTCCCTGATAAATCTTGGTCTCCCGTATTACTTCCCGATAAAATTGAAATTCCTAAAGCTGCCTTAATATTAGCAGCAGTCAAATTCGCCAAGAACCTCGCAACCGTAAAATACAAGTTAACGCTTCCTTCCGGCAATGCATCAGTGTTAACTGCACCACTGCCACCAGTTCCATTGTTTACCCAAATATTTTCCTCCGCATCCCAAGAGTAATTTACAACATCAGTTGAACCCACAACATTTACTTGAGCATAAGCCCCTGCAATTGAGGTTGGGTGCGCTGCACTCAAAGCGGCTTCAGTAAGGTGAATACCTTTAAAATATTGCGGAATAACAACATCGCCAATCATTCCATTGACCGAACTTACGGGTGCTTTTGGCCGCACAATTACGGGAACAGACACAGTGGCGCCCTCAACATCTACGGAACCAAGCTCAATAGTATCAACAAGCACATCGGGCCTTACAGCCACGCCAATGGCTTCCGGCCCTGCTACACGAACAATCGTGTTTAATTTTGTCCCAACGAAAATATCCGTACGCATATAACCATCAACCGCTGCCGGAACAGGCGCCGAAAAGTCAATCGTATTCGTGTATTCAACCTGGTCTTCTCGCCAAACAAAATCAGCCGCAGGAATAAACGCGCTCCCGCTATTCACAATAATACTACCGTGTTTGGTCACACCATCCGGGAGAGCTATCGCGGCTATTCTGTTATTTTGTTCCAATAAAACGGCATCCAATCCCTCAACTTCCGCATAAGGAACTTTATCGCTTTTGTGCCTAAACGAATCCCACGCATCCCAAAATTGAGACTGTGTAGGTTTTAAACCGGTTTTAAACCAGCTCTTAATCGTATTTAAAGAAACTATTGCCATAATTAAGTTTTTTGAATATAAAGAACAACTCGATAAGGGTTCATAATATCATAAGCAAGTCCAATTCCAGTGCCAATAGCTGTAGCTCCATTCGTTTCAGCATTGACCAATGTTTTTTCAGAACCAGTGCCTGCAGCATTTTTATTAAGAATTTCAACGGTATGCTTGTGTGGCGCAATTTCGGCAACCGTATTGGCGTGGGTTTTCGAACCTGCCCCAAGTCCCAAAGTATCAAAGCCCGGAATGGCCGAATCATAACCAACTGGCATTCTACCACGCAATGGTGCGTATTCCGTCCAACCAACTGGTATCAAATTAGCAGCCTGACCCCAAATCGCAATCAAACCACTTGGAACGTTTACCGTGGTAATCGCTTCTAAGTTTTCGATTCTTTGCAATAAAGCGGCAACGGTTAATTTATCTTCTTTCAATTCTAAAGCCGCAGGGATTGCCTTCGTCTCCATACCTCGTTTGAAATCAGTCCACGTCCACTGAGTGCTGCCGGTTCCAAACGTGGCATAGCGTGTATAAATCACATCGTTCGAGTTCCCGTCTTCAAACTCCCGCAATTGTGGAACTTCGATAATAATGACATTGGCTTGCACAATTCCTCCACGAAACTCCAAAACTTCGCCATTTATAAAAACAACTCCATTTGTTGCAGTGCCACTGGTGACAACACAACCGGATATAATAGAAAGATTTCCCGCGATGGCTCCAAGGGCGTTCAACACCGTCCAAGCCTTTTGCATCTCGTCAAGGATTTCAGTTTCTAATGGAAAACCAACGCTTTGGTTAAAATTTAGTTTGTTCATATCGGTCTGATTTGGTAGCGTTTTGAAGCTAGTTTGTAAAATAAGATAAGAGCATTGAGCTCGTTAATTTTTGTGTCAATTATTTCCTGAGGTGCAAAAACAATGAAATCAGCACCCGTGTTCAAGTATTCTGAATTTCGATAAATAAACATTTTACCTAAAAACACGGGTCTTTTTTCAACTCCCGTATAAATGTATTTTCTTGGAAAAGCGTTTCCGTTGCCAATGTATATTCTGCGGTCAATTGGATCCAGAGTATCATTCAAAACCTTTCGAAGTAAACACACTTGGCCTGTATGCGTGATCTTGTACCAATCGGTCAATCGCTTTTGTTTCCATTGATAATGTAGGTTGCTGATCTGAAGCACAACCATATTTAAGAAAGCCAACAGGATTGGTTTTCTCAAAAAGGCGGCAACCCGCTCTTTGCCTAGTTTGTCAAAATCAATATCATACCACATAAGTCACTGCATCAAAGTTTGGAATAGTGAAATAACCCGAAATCGGAATCGTCTTCACATTTATTGGAGCGTAATCCGTAAACGCAGCCGTAACCGTATCATAAGCACTGGATCTGGCCACAACAATGTGAGCATTGTCAACACCGTCAACGGCTCTTAATTTTTCAATCAAATCATTCAAGACCAATTCACCGTCAAAAGGCAAATTCTTAATATAAGCGTTGACGGCCGTTTCAACAGGTTTTCCACCGTTCAGTATACTATTCCCGTTTTCATCAATCACAAGCACGTCACGATAAATGGCCATTGTAAGCAACAATTTATCGGCAGGATTATTAACAATATTTAGTTTCACGCCCGCGTATTTAATCTCTTCCATATACTGCGAAAAACTTTCTAATTGCAAATTGGTCAACGGAATCAAAACATTAGATTCCTCTCCCGCAACTTTCACAACCAATCTGTTGCTTTCGCCTGATTCCTTTACGGAACAATATTTTATGATTTTCGAAGCGTCTATTTGGTCAATGGTAAAGCCCGTGTTTTCAAATTTATCGCTGTCAACCAAAAGGTCAAAACCATATTGAAAAGCCAAGGCCATATTTCTGTACCATCTTGGCGTGCCACTCTTTTGCTCATAAAGTGCCGTGTCAATTTCCTTTTTGTGTTGGTCAAAAACTTGCTCCAAAATCAGCGTGCAATAAGCAAACACATCAAAGAAGATGCTTTCAAAAGAAGCCTTGGAAAATTCGTCCTCAAACAAAGCTCCATCGGCAAAGCCGTAAGCATTTTGGAAGATTAACTTGGACATAAACGCCGCCGTTAATTCTGTTTTGATTTCTAAAAGTGTTCTTGCCATTTTATTGTACTATAAAATTATTTTCAATTTCCATAAAGCCAATTCCTTCATTACCCGGTGCAGTTGGCCGTTTCTTTTCGAGCGCGCTTGCCGGTCTGTTTTGCGCGTTAAATAGTTTCACCATCCCTTTTCGAGTAATCATGCTTCTTTCAAGTTCCTGACCTATCGCAACCGAATCAGTTAACGAAACCCCATTAAGCAATGCCATTTCAAAAGCATTCTCGGAGCTTCCGGTTGTTTCCAAAACCTTGTCAATAAAGTTTTGGCCTTGATAGACTTTTTCACTCATAATCGGCAATGATTTTAATCGGTTTATTTTCAAATAAATCAACGGTTTCGACTACCAATCCATCCTTTGCGAAATGCTCTCTAATTCTATGGCGAAATTCCAAAAAGTCCGAACTCAACAAAAGATCACCCAATCCAACGCCCAAATCAGGGTTTCCTTTCAACTCGCCCTGGTGCGCAATAAGAATGATCGCTTTATTCTGTTCCAACGTGTTGCCAACCACAAGACCGCTTATGATCTTGCCGGCAGTATCGCGAATCACGTTGACTTTTAAATCAAGGATTTCGCCATTGGCTGCATTGTCGGTAAGTTGGATTCCTATTGATTTCATAATTATTTAAATCTATTTTAAAAGCGAATTAACCTTTGTTGAAAAACTGGTTACCAATGCCACCACGTCCGGTGTAATGGTTCCGCTTGGTGCTCCAACGGAAACAACTCCAACCTTCAAACTATTAATTATCGTGGCCAAGTCGGTAAACAAATCTTTTAAATTAATCGCGCCATTTTCAATCTTTATTCTACCTTCAAGAGCATCAAATTCCACTTTCATTCCCAGTTGCGAAAACTTAAATGTTGCCACTTCATTCACTTTAATGATGTAAAGATTCGCAAGGGTTCCATCGCCGCTCAACATCAGAACCTCCGAGTTAAAGGCAGGTTCCAATATCAAATAATCTTCGCTATCCGTAACGCTCGCATTAATTTTCACGTCAGTAAGAACCAAGCCATTTACTAATTGAACGGTACAAGTTTCACCATCAACGGCTAGCACCGTTCCCACAATAGGATAGTTGGGATTAACTCCAACAACCTCCCGTAACGCTTTCTTTATTTCGGCTTCTTTTCCCATTATAGTTTTATTCCTGGTGTGATAGTCCGAACGGCTCCGCTCTCGCTAAAAGATGTTTTGACACTTATTACATAATACCTTCCGGTCTTGTATGGGTAATCCTGGTCTTCAATAATTACCGAGTCAGTTGGTTTAACCAATGGAATCAACCAAGCGTCAAACGTTCCTGAATAACCGTCAAAACTTGTTTTCTTTAAAGTGGCCGCCGCCACTTTCTGCATATCGGCCTCACTCATTGAGCCAACCTTCAATGTTATTTTTTCACCTCCGGTAGTTCCGGTGGTAATGCTTTTTACTTTACCTTTTAGATCCGTGCTTTCCACAACAACCTCCACCTTTTTATCGGATGCTTTTTTGAACTCAAGAGACGATTTTTCAATATTGACTTGCATCGAATATTTTACAGTATTTCCAACTTCTACATAAGGAGGGTGAATGTGTAAAACCTTGTTGACGGTGTCAAAATAAATATTGGCCTTGCTGTCCTCTTGAATTTTTTTCAATACATCATATCCAGTTGCTTGGTGCATTACAAATTTTTCGTAACCAATGTCATAATCGCAATTCAACGTAAACGATGGATCTATTTTATCAATGAGCGTTTGTGCTATATTCTTTAATGAGGTTGGCTTTAATTCAACGTCTGGAACTCCCACACGAAAAAGAAACAAAGCGTCTTCACATACAATCTTCAGCGTGCTGTCATTCGTTGTGATTTGTTGAATGTAGCCTTGAAATTCTGTTTTTAAATTGCCGTCATAACCTAGTTTTATCGTTACGGACGTGCCTCGGTTAATCTTGCTTTCAATATTAAACACGGTATTCATCACCGCCTCGGGCAATGTGATGGTTGCAGTGTCGGCGAGGTTGTCAACCGAGCTTTCAATTTCGCACTCGGAAAGCATACCCAGTTTGAATTTCTTGCCTGCGTTGTCAAATTCGATATTCCAGTCCATTGTAAACATTAGATTTGCAATAAAAGGTTATAGGCGAAATCCGAGCAGCATTTCAGCTCGTAAGCCTGTACGTTTTCGCCTTTGGTAAACGGAAAGCTAAAGTCATCTATAACGATGCTGTTGATTCCCAATAATTCAAATGGTGGACACGTCACCTTGATATGTTTTGAATGCGTCAATATCTTTTTCAACTTCTCAAAATCGGCACGTGGAAAACAATCTTCAACCGTTCCCCGCATAATTGAGCCTAGTAAAACGCCCGTGATTGTAATTTCGTAGTCATCTTGTGACCATCTTTCTTTTATGGTTCCGGTCAGGTTCTTTGTGGCTTCGGAGTTCCATTTGGCAACTCTTCGCTTTGCAATCACGTTCTTTCCGCTAATGCTTATAATTGGCTCATACGGCAAACGAAACCAAGTCTTACCTTCATCAATTGACATCGACAACGGAAAAAACTGTTGGGCTTCATCCAGTGGAGAATCAGCCTGCCAAGTGGTGCTTTCCAACGCGCTAACTTGTGGCTTCAAAACTCCTTCATCATTTCTAAATGGTAAAAAAGGAATCGGTGGCAAAACGTGTTTTTGCAACTGGCTTTGAATCACGTCAAGAGCCGGAACCATCTGAATGATTTTGCTCCCAAAAAGTGACGCTATTAATATGTCTTGATTTCCCATTAGTTTCCTGCTGTTGTGGCCATCGCCAATAATCGCAATAATGCGTCTTGACTTTGCTCGGCCATTTGTTGTGAGCTGTCTTTAAAATCTTTGCCTTGAATTGTCAAACTATCAATTAGACTTTTAAGGTTGATGTGAATAACCGTGTTCTTGGTTCCACCTGTGGCAATGGCTTCATTGGCTTTAGTTTTCGAACCTTTGCCTTCTCCGTTTCCAGTTCCTCCACCATTGGCATTGGCTGCCGTTCCAGGAATGATTGGAGCTGCAATTCCATCGGCTTTTTTCTGTGCCTTTTTTTGTACCTCTCCTGGTGTAATCAAATCCATTTTAGCACGCATCGCTTTAATCGAAGCGGCACCAGAACCGGCAAGTCCTCCAAGTCCGGGAATCTTGGCAATCAGTTCCAAAAGTTGTTGTATTGGCTTCAATAAAACATCGAGCATTACGATACCAATTCTCTTGAAACCCGCTATAATTCCACCGCCGCTAAAAGCCGCCGTTATGGAATCCCAATGATCTTTCAGTGTCATAAATGCCGAGACGACAAACCCAATCGGGCCGAGCAACAACGTCATCGCTGCGCCAAAACTATCAAAGTGTGTAACCGCAGTAGCGATGTACCCAATAAGCAAAGCAACTCCCGCAATGATTAACCCAATTGGGTTGGCTGTCATTGCAGCGTTCCAAAGCCATTGTGCGCCTGTGACAATTGAAGTCCAAGCCGCTTGCATTTTGGTAGCACTGGTTAAAAATCCAAGTACTTTCCCCGCTCCTGCAAATAGTGGAACCATATTACTGAAATCTCTAGTCGTGTCGCCAATGACTGTGGCGTAAGCCATCATTCCACCAGCTCCATTAAACAGCGATATTTTAAGGTCATCAATTTGCGCGACTAATTGTTTATTCTTTTCGGCAGGCGAATCCATAACAACCGCCGCTTGCTCATAAGCTGCGTTCGTCCCAGTGATTGCATTTGTCAATCTTTCCTGCTCTTTAATTCCTGAAATCATTGCAATGGCTGCCGCGCTGTTTTCTTTACCAAACAACTTGGTGACTAAAGCCTGGTCATTCATTATTTTTTTAAGTGGCGAAAGTCGTTGCGCTAATGTTTTGGTTTTGTCTCCCAAAGCATTAATATCAATTCCCGCTCCTTGTAATTCTGCTTTTACTTCTTTTGGTAAAAAACGACCTTCAGAGAGTGTTGTCATTACATTACGCAAAGCAACTCCACCTTCAGAACCTTTTTTTCCTGCTTTATCCAAAACCTGAATCGCTGCATTTGTTTCTGCAAAACTTACGTTTGCCGTTTTTGCTGCTAGACCAGATTGCTCCAAAGCTTGTTTGATGTTTGGTAATTCCGCAGAGCCTTCTTTGGCTGCTGCCGACATTACATTCATCATCAAGGCCATTTCTTTTGATGCCTGTATTGGATCTGTAGTGGAAACCTGAAATTGATTCATTGCCGTGGTCAGAACCTCGGTTGCTGCCACTGTATCGCCGCCCATTGTTTTCGACAAAGTATTGATACTATCACCCATACTTTTCAGAGCTGTTGGTGCTTTGGCTATTTCGGGGTTTAATTGGGAAAGCACTAGTTTATAGGCTTCAACTCCTGAAGCAGCGGAACCGCCAAATGTTTTGGCCGATTGCCGAGCATAACCTTCAATGTCTTTTAATTTATCACCCGTAACTCCTGTAATCGCCGACAAGTCAGCCATCGAAGTACTCAAGTCAATGCCCGGTTTGTTCAGGGTGTTTAATCCCGTGGCCACTCGGTCAACTTGGTCTAATATCGAAGACAATTTTATCGTAGCAATTGAACTCTGCATACTTGCAAATGACTTTTTAAACGTCGCATCCATATTCACCGTGCCGTGTTGAATTTTGTCAACCGTGGCATTCAGTTTGTCCATTCCCGCAGTTACCTTTTGGGCATCGGAAGTAATCTTGAATATGTAATTAAAAACGTTGTTCATTTTGCTGTTATTTACCGGCTTCTTTTTTTCTAATCCAACTTAGTTCTTGAAATCGTGCCGCCCACTCCTCATCGTCAAGGTCGTCAGGATCTATCTTGAAATAGTAGCGGAGTTGCGCATTGGTAATCCTGATATTATCGTCAGGATCTACCTCCGCTGCGGCTACAACTTTGCGAGCTCGGCTTCTTTAATAACTATCAATTCCGATAGTTTGCCACTCACGGCAAGAAAGTAGTCGTCATTGGTTTTCAACTCTTCGTCTCCACCCAACCAACAGTTGGCCAAAATGATTTCATTGAATTTCATTGGGTCTTTAGTTCCAATAGTAGAGGCAAAACTCAAAGTCTTACGGTCTACTTTTCGCAAGTAGCCTATTTTGTCCTCAACTGTAATGGCATAAATATCGCCGTGGGTTTGTTTCCACGCTTCGATTTGTTCTGGGGTAGCTTGTCCGCTTTTTGCTTCTGGCATCTTGTTTTGTTTTTTGATGTTTGTTTTAAAAAAAATCCCTCCCTAATAAGGAGGGATTTAAATACTATTTCAATATTCTTTAAACTTGGTTTTGAACTCTTAGAGCAACAAACGGAAGTGAAATTTCCATAAACTTGTCACCTTGTTTCAACTCTTTTGCGGATTCGGTAAATCGAATTCCCAAAAGCCTGTCCGTGATTATGGCGTCCCCGTTAAGTGGATTACCATAAGCGGCCAATGCGTCCAGGGAAAGTGACATAATTGTTCCGCCACCCGCCTTAACAGGGGCTTCATATTCACTTTGCAAAAGCGTGATTTCTCCCTCAACGGCAGAGTTTCCACTTTGAATGGAATGAGCATCACGACCTTTGGCATAAACAGCCTCACGTTCCATTTTTTCAGAGTACTTGATTCCGCGAAATCCAGTAACGTCTTTACCTCCTAAAATAAGGGAGAGGTCTGCCCATTCGTATTGTCTACTATTAAAAGCCATAATTATTTAATTAAGTGGTTACCGGTACGAATCCAAGAGGGACGTCAATCCATCTATTAGTGCCTTTAGTTCTTACTTGCAATTTTGCAATTTTCAACTTGGAAGTTGAAGTTACATTGTGAGTCAAATCGACTTGACAAATCACGCCACGATCTTTCGCATCGTTAGGGTCAAAGGACAATTCACCGTTAGCAGTCATTTGTTTGAAAATCAAACTTTCGACTTCATTCTCTACACTTTTGGCATAGATTGGCGAAATGGTTCCATCGTTGTTCACGGTGTTGTCGTCCAAAAGAAACTCCAACAATGCGGCATAAGCCAAACGATAGGCTTTGTCAATTACACGTCTGCGACCTGCATAGTGGTAATCGTCAATTACTTCGCAAGCCAACGGATCGTCCGTAAAGAAATATCCTGATTTGCCCGTGTGCTGTCTGAAAGTCACATAACCTTTGTCGTGCAAAGCTTCGACATCGTAAGACTCAACAGGTGTGTCCAGGATAAAAGCGGTTAGGCTCGAAACGGCTCCGTCTCTCACTTTCCCGATGTTTACGTGGACTTGGTTTTTCGCCAATCTTCCGGCAAGGATTCCAATCGCTGCACCTTTTGATGCTGTTGTTCCGGTTCTCTTTTCAGAGTCGCCCAAAACAATCATTGCACGGTTGAAGCTTAATGTTGTCAAATCTTCCAAATCTACTTTGTCACCGTCAAAAGCGTAGCCTTCAATGATGGTAAAAAATGGAGCGTATTTATTTGCGGTGTAGGCATCGGCCAAAATTTGTGCAAGATTGGCAGCAATCAACACATCGGCATCCATACCGGCTGTAACAACTGGCACGTAGATTTCACTTGGTGAAAATGCAGTAAACAAAAACTTCAATTTTCCGTTGGCTGCATCAAGCAACTTTTCGGCAGGAGTTTTGCCAGTCAAAACGTCGGCAGTGAACCAGTCACTAACTTTCGTGGTTTTGGCGAAACCCATCAACCATAATTCTGTACCCTCTCCGGCTTCGGCATAAAACTCTTTCAAAGTTTTGTAAAGCACGTAGTTGTTCACGTCGTTGATGATACCGAGAGCGGCAACATCAACCATTGACTTGATTTGGTAAGCCGTGTTCAGGGCAAACGTGGTGGACACAGCGGTGGCACTTGCCAATAAACCGCTCACGCCGTCTGGAAGGTCAATCACTTGACCTAACTGACCGTTTTTAAATTGGATATCTATTCCTGGTAGCATACTATTCTTCTGTTTTTGGGTTTACGTCCTCGGCATCAGCCTCAGGGTCAACATCGTCAGCATCTACATCCAAATCATTGGCGGCAATTGCAGCTAATGCGTCTTCGATAGTGGTGATAATGATTGCGTTTGTGGCTTTCTCGTCAACTTCAATTTCTTTGCTAGTTGCAAATTCAATCAGTTGCTTTTTTGTCATTTTCGAAAGGTTGACAACTGCCTCATTTGCTGCTTCGGATTCCTCTTCAACAACAATTGTTGGTGGAGTCACCGTTTTGTCCTTTAAGGATCTAGCGTGGTTGTAAGCGTGATTTTCTGTGTAGAATTGTTCGCCGTCGCTTGTTTGGAAATACTTGCTCATAATTTTTAAAGTTTAGATTTTATATAGACCCAAACCGCCAAAAGCAGTGTTAGTCCAAGGTATATTCGAAAACCAATAATTTGTGTTTTTTGCCAATAGGTTAATTCATTCGTAATAATTGGCGGCAATTGTTCGACAGTGTCTTGTGATATATAAGTGTCTTTCCACTGGGCAAAAAGTTCTTGTGCTCTAGCTTCGCAATCCACTTGCAACACGTTATCCGAGAGACGAACCTTAGGGCTTTTTAAAGTGCGCCCTGGTTCGCTCTGGACAATGTCCTTGATGACGACCTTTCCGTTTTGACATTCAAGCAATGCCCTATAAGAGCTGCTGTCTTTTTCAATGCGGAAAATGGTGTCGTGTACCGTTTCCTTGATGATTTTGGTTGTTTCATTCTGCACCACCGTTGGTTTGCTGCTTCCACAGGAAACAAGGGCGGTGAGAACGAACAAACAACAAAATATGGTGAGTAATTTTTTCATAATCTTAAAAATCCTTTAATGTTTTTAATTTCTCTTTGTCTTCTGCAAACTTGATAACCCTCTCGGGAACCTAAGTCATTTGTGTTTCCTTCAATGGTGTGGAGCGTGGTTCCAACCACCTTTTCAACTATTCCGGTGTGACCGGTTCCGTGGCCAAACTCCATTATAAAAATGTCGCCTGCTTGTGGTATTTTTACTCGTAGATCAGCTTCTTTGTTGAACATGTCCAGAACTCCTGCGGTTCTCGAAAGAGGGTTTAAAAGCCCTAATTGTGTGGCCGATTCTTTGGTACACCAATAAACGAATGCCATACACCAGGAATAACCTTTACCAAGTCCAACACTTTTGAGATACTTCTCTACTGCTGCGCCTGCGTTGCTCCCTCTCGGGATTTCTTCGACTCCCAATTGGGAAATCGCTTTTTGTAATGTTGTTGTTGCTAATGGGGTCAATGCTCTTTTCCGTTAAGTTGTTTGTATTTCCTTAATTCCTCGGTCAATTTCTCCACTTGGTCAATCAACGTGTCAATCTTCTCGTCCCGGTCTTTTATCCTTAAATCACGCT